GGAACACCACCAACTGGAACTTCGAATGTTCCATTCAGTGATGGAACTGCTACACTAGTATATGTTAAACCTACACCAAAAGGTACTGCTGTTCTAAAATATCTTGGAACAACAGCACAAGCTACCTGCACATTATCTGGAAGTTCAATTTCTGCTATTAACTTTATTGGTTCTTTAAAAGACATAGAAGTTATTAATGCTGGAAGTGGATATACATCTGCTCCTACTGTTAATATAACTAATGGTGGTGGTACTGGAGCATCAGCGTATTGTCAGATGAATGGATCATCTGTTTTATATGTAGATATAATTGATCAGGGTAAAGGTTACACCTCTGACCCAACTATTACATTTGGAACAGAATGGACTTCTGGTGGTACAGTTCATCTGTATGATCAGATTTATTATAATGGTAAGTTATATACTGTGTCTGATGTATCTCAAACAAATGCAATTCTTGGTTCAACTGGACCATCTCATACAACTGGTAGTGCTGCTAATGGACAGGCTACACTAACCTTCGCTGGAACACCAGCTACTGCCACATGCAGTAGAAAATTTGGTTCTGGATATACAAAGGCTCCGACTGTAAGCGTTTCCATCGGTACAGGATTTGAGTATTCTCTTTATACTGCAAAATCTAATGCTAAATTGGTACCAGTTATTTCCAATGGTCAAATAGATAGTGTTACTGTAGTTGATGGTGGTGTTGGTTATACTACTGCTGCAATAACAGTAAATTCTACAAGTGGATATGGAGCTTCACTAGCAGCAAACCTTGCTGTTGGTAGTATCCAGTCTTTACAAGCCAATAATGAAATTCTTTCTGTTGCTGGAGCAATAGACGCCATTAAAATTGTCAGTGGTGGATATGGATATGGAACAGCCACAGTAAATATTATTGGAGATGGTTCTGATGCTGCAGCAGAAGCAGTTATAAACCCTATTGATGGATCTATAAGTAAAATTAACATAACAAACAGAGGTAGTAATTATACCTTTGCAACTGTTGTTATTAATGGAAATGGTTTTGGTGCTGAAGCTAGAGCAATTATGCCTCCATTTGGCGGTCATGGAAGAAACTCTCCAGATGAATTGTTTGCCAGAACATTAATGTTCTACACAAATATGTCTAATGACTTAAATCAAGGATTGAGTATTAACAATGACTACAGACAGGTAGCTATTGTTAAAAATCCATACGCATATGGTACTACAAATAGGTTTACTTCTCTCATAGGTTCTGGGTGTTTCGTGGTTCAATCTACAATTAATACAACTCTATTCCCTAAAGATTCTTTAGTGTTTATTAATAGAGCAAATTTGTGGAATCCTAATACTGCCTTAACTTCTGGAGATCAGGTATACTATGGTGAAAACCTTTATCTAGTTACTGAAGATGGAACTACAGGTTCCACTGGACCATCCCATACTTTTGGAAATCTATCTAATGGATCTGCAGTACTAATGTATGTTGGTACACCAAGAAGATATTATCGAATTGTAGTTTCTTCTCCAACTAGCGTATTATTGCAATCTTTAGATAATGATACTCCTACTGTTTCTGATACATTACTAAATAGTAATAGCAATTCCTTTAAACCACTTGCTGTAGGTTATCCGACTGTAGATAAATATTCTGGTCAGTTAATGTATATTGATAACAAAGCAGGATTTACACCGTCCGAAAATGAGACTGTAACATTCAGAACAGTCATTAAGTTTTAAGATAAATAACAAAGAATCCATTAGGAAAAAGAGTTAAAGAATGACTATTAATTTTAATACTGAGCCATATTACGACGATTACGATGAATCTAAAAAGTTTTATCGAATTTTGTATCGTCCATCCTACGCAGTTCAGGCACGTGAACTCACACAAATGCAGAGCATCCTGCAAAACCAACTTAGTAAACTTGGTACGCATGTATTTAAAAATGGTTCGATGGTTATCCCAGGACAGATATCTGTTGACACGAAAGTCTCTTATGTAAAATTAGAGCCTACATACAATAACGTATTAACTGATGAGTTGTTAACTACATATGTTGGCAAGACAATTTCCAATACAAATGGATTAAAAGCTCAGGTAATCTATTACGCAAAATCAGATGGAATTAATCCTCCAACTTTATTAGTTAAATATAAAAACTCTCAGACTAATGATAATACAACAAAAGTTTTTACTGCTGGAGATGTTCTAACTGATACAGCAGTAGGAACTACATTATCATCAGTTCAAGTTTTTGCAACAGCACCAACTGGATCTGGATCTATTGCTCAAATTGAACAGGGTGTTTATTATATCAAAGGACACTTCGTTCTTCTAACTGCACAAACTATTGTTCTTGATAAGTACAGCAATACCCCAACTTATCGTATTGGTGTTTTAGCAGAAGAAAGTATTGTTATTCCAGAAGATGACGAAACTCTTCTTGACAACGCACAAGAATCTTATAACTATGCAGCTCCAGGTGCTCATCGTTACTATATCGATTTAACATTAACTAAATTAGCTATTAATTCTACCGCAGATGAAGATTTTGTTGAGCTTGTTAGAGTTAATGATGGTAAAACTACATCTATTGTAGAAACAACTCAATACAATGAACTAGAAAAAACTTTAGCACGTAGAACATTCGATGAATCAGGTAATTATGCTGTTCGTCCATTTAATATTGATGTTCGTGAGCACAGAAATAATAATCGTGGTGCATGGGCTGTTGGTAAAGCATACCTTATTGGTGATGTCGTAACTAATGGTGGGTATGTATACGTAGCAAAAAATAATGCAACATCTGTTGGTATTGGTAACCCGAAAGTTGGACCAACACATACAACTGGAACATCATATGATGGTGGTTCTACACTTGGTGTTAACTGGGAATATCAAGTAAGTGTAGATAGTGTATTTTACAATCGTGGAATTTACACACCAGAAAATGGTGGTGACGAATCTAAACTAGCTATTGGTCTTGAGCCAGGAAAAGCATATGTTGAGGGTTATGAAATTGAAAAATTTTCTACAACATATATTGATGTTAATAAAGCTAGAGATGAAGATACTTCAGTAAATTCAGTTATCTCTGCTACCATGGGTAATTATGTCGTTGTTACCAATGTTAATGGTGCAGCACCTATTGAAAACTTTAGTACAGTTAATTTGTATAACTATGTTAATGCAACAGTTGGTGTTGCACCAAGTGGATTAATTGGTACTGCTCGTGTTAGAGGATTTGAATACCATGGTGGTGGTGCTATTGGCACACAAACTGCTCAATATAAGTTATCATTGTTTGATGTTAAGTTAAATACTGGATATAGTTTCCAGCGTGATGTTAAGAGTTTATTTTTCGATCGTTCAGATTCTAACATTAACTTTACTGCTGATGTTCAACCTAATACTACAAGACTCATTGGTTCAGCAACAGCAGCAGCCAGCCAAACAATTACTGGAACTGGTACTTCATTCCAAACAGATTTAAAGGTTGGTGATTATATTTACCTTGGTACTACACGTGTTCGTGTAGATGCAATTGCATCACAAATACAAATAACTGTAACACCTTCAGTGACTGTTACTGGCGTAACCATTGACAGACTTTCTACAGATCTTCTTGAACCACAAAATTCTAGTTTAATTTTCCCACTTCCTCAATATGCTATTAAGAGTGTATCTGACATAACATATACAGCAGTTCAGAAATTTAGTAATACTGCTGGTATTGCAGATTCAGGTGGCACTGGATTCTGTACTCTACAAATTACAACATCAGCTGGAACATTTGCATCTTCAGCTTCAAATACAAATTATGTTGTAGTGTATTCTGATACTGCTGCTGGCGGTGTAATCGTTCTTCCGACTGATATCACAGGTACTACCACTAGTAGTGTTACCATAAAATTACCAAATACATATGCTGGTAAAGTTATGACTGTATTCGCTGCAGTCAATAAATCTAGCGCATCAGTTAACTCTCAAAGAACTAAGGTATTGACAACAGCAACTCCTGTTACATTCACAACACAGGCTACTGCTACTGCTGCAGACTTATATCTTGGTAAGGCTGATGGCTTTAGAATTATCGCTGTAAAGATGAAGACTGGAACATTTGCATCTCCAGGCGCAACTTATAGTATTGATATTACAGATCGTTATCATTTCGATGATGGGCAAAGATCAACTCATTATGGATTGGCTTCTATTTCTTTAAAGAGTTCATATCCACCACCAGTTGCACCGATTCAAGTAGAATTTGAATATTTTGCTCACAACGGAACTGGCGATTTCTTTACAGCTTCATCATACACAAATATTAGTTATAAATCTATCCCGTTTTATGGTACATTCCCATTAAGAGACTGTATTGATTTCCGTCCTCGTATTGATGATAACGGCACAACTTTCACTCCAGCATCAGAGACATCTTCATTGATGCCTAAACGTGGTAATGATATTGTATGTGATTTTGTTTATTATTTACCAAGAAAATCAAGAATTTCAATAAATACTGCTGGCACATTTAATTTGGTTGATGGTGTATCCGCTTTAGTACCTGGAGATCCAATAACAACCCAACTGGATATGGTTCTGTATAACTTAATATTAGAACCATATACATTCTCAACTGCACCATCTAGCGTATCTATTGAGAAGATTGATAATAAACGATATACAATGCGTGATATCGGTAAACTGGAAAAACGTATTGATAACCTAGAGTACTATACTGCTCTTACAATGCTAGAGCAGCAAACAGAATCTATGACTATAACTGATTCTCTTGGGTTAGATCGTTATAAAAATGGATTTGTTGTAGATAATTTCTCTGGACATAATGTTGGTGATACAACATCTGCAGATTATTTGTGTGCAGTTGATATGGAGAATAGAAATCTTCGTCCTTTCTACACAAATTATAATGTTAATTTAATAGAAAACAAATCTACAGATATTGCACGTGCTAGTGCACATTACAAATTATATGGTAATGTTATTACGTTGCCAGTTAGTGCTAATCCAGTTTTAGTTGAACAACCATATGCATCACGTCTGGAAAATATTAATCCATTTGCTGTTTTTACATTTATCGGTGATGTAGTTATAAATCCATCTTCCGACGATTGGTTCGAAGTTGATCGTCGCCCAGATATTATTATTGATGTTCAAGGTAATTATAATACTATTAAGAATTTAGCAGAAAAGGCTGGCGTTCTTGGTACTGTTTGGAATGCATGGCAGACTGTTTGGAGTGGAACACCAGTTAATTCTGGTCGTGTAGTATTTACATTTGGTAGTAATTGGGCATCTGGTCAAGGTGATGTTCGTTTATCACAAGCAGAAGTCCAACAGCGTTTTGGTATTACATCATGGGGTAATGCTCGTCAGATTACTGCAGAGGTAACTGCAACTCAAGTCAATCAAACAAGAACTGGTATTAAAACAACTATTCAAGAAAAAATAGATCAGCAACTGGTTGCTGATAGAGTTTTATCTAGTGTTGCTATACCATACATCAGATCAAGAAATATCTTGATTCAAATTAAGAAGTTAAAACCTAGCACTAAATTCTATCCATTCTTTGATAATGTAGATATTTCTGCATATTGCACTCCTGCAACTAAGTTGTACTATACACAACCGACAGGAACTGCTGGTACTTTTAACTCTACAACAAATGTCGGTTCTAACGTAACAGAAACTGCAAGACTTATTGCTGGGGACTCTCAGGTGTGTTTGAATCGTGGTGATGTTATTACTGGTGGAACATCTGGAGCAACTGCTGTAGTTGTTGGTACTGAGTATAATCCAGATACTGGTGTGTATGCATTACATATTGTTAACTGTAGTGCGACACCATTCCAAGTTAATGAAACTATTACTGGAACTGTATCTTCTGCTACTGCGAAGGTATCCGCTGTTCCAGTTATTGCAACTATTGGACAAGATCTAGTAACAAATGCTGCTGGAGATATTAATCTATTATTTAATATTCCAAACACTGACATTACTCGTTTCCGCTGTGGTACTCGTGAACTAAAACTTATTGATCAACCAGATGAAACTCTGGCATTCACTTCTCGTGCCCGTGCCAACTATAGCGCAGTTGGTGTTCTTGAGACAAAACAAGCAACTATCAATTCTGTTCGTAATGCATTACTTGTTGAGGAACAAGTTTTTGATAATCAATCAATCGTACAAACTACACAAAGAGTTGTTGCTGATACTGGTTGGTGGGATCCTCTTGCTCAAACCTTCTTGGTTCAATCTGAAGGTGGAGCATTTATATCAAGTATTGATATTTTCTTTGCATCTAAAGACCCTAATGTGCCTGTCACTTTAGAAATACGTGAAGTGGTTAATGGATATCCTGGAAAACGTGTTCTTCCATTTAGTCGAGTTACACTAACACCAAGTCAAGTTAATCTATCTAATGAAACTGTATTACTTGAAGGTACTGCTGTCAGATCATATGACACACCAACCAAATTCTCATTTCCAAGTCCAGTATATGTAGAAGATAATGCAGAATATTGTTTTGTGTTAGGATCTGATTCTAATAACTACAGAGTTTGGATATCTCAGGTTGGTGACACTATTCCTGGAAGTTCTAGAACAATATCAGAACAACCATATGCTGGTGTGATGTTTAAGTCTCAAAATGCTTCTACATGGACAGCAGATCAATCTCAGGATATTAAATTCTCTATTTACCGTTGCCAATTTGATGTATCAAGTCCAGGTAACGTAGAATTTACTAATGATAAATTACCACAGCAAACACTAGATGTAGATCCTTTTGAGATCCGTAGTGGAACTACAACAGTTCGTGTATGGCAGCGTGACCATGGTATGCCACCAGGATCTACTGTAACTATTAGTGGAGTTGGTTCTGCAGTCAATGGTATTCCAGCATCAGAGTTGAATGGCAATAAAGTTATATCAAATGTTGATATTGATACATACACTATTACTGTAAGCACTACACCAACATCAACTGGTTTTGGTGGAGGATCTTCTGTTAGAGCTACTAGAAATATTCAGTTTGATGCATGTCAACCAAGTATTCAGGTTCAAACATTCTCTGAAACTGCAGCTGATTTTTCAATTAGAACAACTTCTGGTCAGTCAGTTGATAGCACTTCACAGGTTCCATATGTGTTAGATGAAGTTGAAGGATATGGAGTAGTTGCCAATGATGTCAATTATTTCTCTACACCTAGAATGGTTGCTTCTGAAGTTAATGAACAAGTTTCAGTATTAAATTCTGCTAAATCTTTAACAGTACGTGCTCTTATCTCGTCAACTAATTCTGCGATATCACCAGTTATCGATCTTGATAGAACAAGCCTTATTGCTATTAGTAATAAAATTAATAACCCAACAGAGGCTAATATAAACGTAACTGGTATTGATGATAACGTGGTTACTTCTGCTAATACTAATATTGCATTTAGTGCAGGTACTACTATCACTTCATCTGATACAGCAACTAAAGCGATACTGTCAGCATTAATACCTGGAAAATATCTAACAATTGATGGTTCAGGAACTGCAAGT